GGAATACGTGGAGTCTTTTGAGGATTCATTAAATCCTGTAAAAATTCTTCTGTTCGCTGTATACTTCTAAAGCGTTCATCAGGTAATGTCATGTACACTGGCCTCGAGTTCGTCAAGTTTGTCACTAACTTCTTCAGAAAAGTCTGGTTCATCTTCTAATTGTACACTCGTTGCGTCTACTTCGTCAAACAATTCGAAATATTTGGTAGTAGCATTAACTGTCTTTTTACCAGTATAGCCACGTGTTCCGGGAATAGCCATCCAAAATTTACTAAATTCATCAATAATAGCGTTGGCAGTATCTCGATCATCTGTAGCAAATATAGCTTCGATTACATCTTTAGCATAAAGCCTATCAAATTTTTCTTGTACCAGCATAGTCGGACACTTACCTGCATCATATTGACGATTGGCTTCCTGTACAGCATTGATATGCATCCAAACATTATGTCCCATCATGATAGCATAGGTAAAACTATCCCAACTAGTCTTGCCAATCTTACCAATTTTATTCATATCATTTGGACCATAGATACAAATTTCGTTAACTTTGACACCATCCATGATAGGGCTTGTGGTAAAACTATCAAAATGTCCGTCTTGTACTACTACGTCTTGGAAGAGTCTTGTGTCTTGAGCGTACTTTTTGTCATCAAGAGACGGCAACATGCGGTAGAGCCATTTTTCTCTATCGGTAATTTCTGTTTGGACATAGATTTGTCCATTTGCTGTTGCAAGGAACGGCGAGGCGCAATCAAAAGAGATGGTAAAGTTTTCATTATGATATTTCCTTATAGCACGTTGTATGTCGGTTAAAATTAATGCCCACTCTAACTTACTGGTGCCCAAGAAATGCATCCAGTCCTGATGTCCTTTTTCAAGAAGTCCATCAAAGCGTAACGCCACTAGACGTTTTAACGTCAAGTGAATATCGCACATATTTTGTCCGCCCATAGCCCAACCATTAAATGGTTTGTCATATTTCTTAGGATCGCAAAAGTCTTTCATTTGTTGATACCAGTCTTCTGCCTGTGCGTGATTTTCACCTTGTAATACATTTAAGAATTTACAAGCACCTGTGCGATGTTTAATGAAATATTCATTGTTATACTTGGTTGCCGCTACAGCCTGTTGATAACTTTCAATACCAGTGGCCGCACGTCCAACAGGACTACGTTCAACCCATGCAGGAATATCAAGTACCATGCCATAATCCATTAAGGCGTCCATCCAAGCAAGAACTTGTTCACGTTTCTTTTGTGCCGCATCTAACTGTGCTTGATACAATTTTGGATGATCAATTTTAGACATTTTAGGATTTCCATTCTTGTCTAATTTAGGATTACCTGTGGCATCTAGTTGTGGAACGAGCTCAACACCTTTTGCATTAACTTCTATCCATTTGGCCGCAACTTCTGGTCCAAGCGGATCTCGCCATTCACCGGCCCACACACCTTTACCAATTTGGAATCCGCCTGAATCTCCTAGTACCCAACTAGTACTACGATCTCTATTGCGAAACATATCTTCGCTTGGATCAGGTTTAGTCAAATCTAAATTAGCATGTCCAGCTGAGTACAAACAATGGTCAAAGTAAAATGCCGCTTTGGGATTTAGATAGTTCATTGCTTCAACCCCCATGGGTCCAAAGCTAGCAGGAATACGTGCAGGATCAACATAGTTGCCATACCGTTGTTTACCTATGTATGTACTAAAGAATCCCGACGTTGCCGGCAGGAAGTACGCATAATCATTCTGAGTAGCTGTTAAATTTTTATTCATTTTATCCAATGTTGTGCTAGAACCATAAGACTTAACCAAGCCCACATGGTATTAAAACCTACAAGTGTTGGCAATGCCTTTTTACGGCTGGCCCAAATAAGGGTTACACTGGTTAATAAGGTCAAATAATATAGTTCCCAAATTTGAATACCAAAAATTAATCCAGGAATAATAATAATTGCCTTAGCTAACCAGCTGATAAACTCGACTGTATTATAAGCAGTCCAATACTCTTTTGTAAACCACATCATATAGCAGTCACGCATATTGTGCCAACCGCTATGTGTATAGCTAATAACCATTAGTATTAGCCATACACCGCATGCTAGCAGTATTTGATCCTGTGTCATATTATTTGCTCTGTGCTGGTAAGATATAATTGTAAACTGCGATACCGCTATCTACTGTAATTTGTAATGCACCTGCATCTGCAATACGCATAGTCTTGTCACCTGATAGTGCCAAAATTGCTTGTACAGCGTTCACAGGCCATGCCCACATTTGTTTTAATTTACCAGTAACACCTGATTGGAATATAAAGCTACCTGCGTGTGTATTAGCATCGCCAAAATAAAATACTAAATTTCCATTTTCAGTTTTAACTTGAAATGTTTTTTCTTCTGTGTGGGCTGCCGCTTGATATTTTAATTTCTGAATACTGGCAACTGCTGGTTCAAATTCAACATCCCATGTAGTTCCTTTGAATTTAGCACTCTTTAATTTTTCGTTAATGATCTGTTCATTCATAAAACGATAATCATTTTCAAAGTCGCCTAATGCATTTTGAAAATGTAGTCCTGTTGGAATAATTTCGCCGTTACGGTCTTGTTTAACTACACTGATACCGGCACCTTCTTTATATTCTGGGCATTTTAAATGCAAATCTAGTTTATTAAGATCCGGCATACCAAATACGCCTTCCAACTGGTCGATTGGGTTATGTGTTTTTGCATCAACAATAACCGAACGATCTTCGGCAATCGATTCTATCTTAGTTTCTTTAGTAGTAGAACTAACTCTAACCAACGGCAAAAAGCCCAGGCTGTGTGTATGTGCTACTAGGTCTTGTAAAAAGTCTTTCATATGATTCTCCATGTTTGTTTATTATATAGGTTTTTGTGACTATGTCAATGTTTTTCTAACTCGTTTATTGTATTTTACTGCCGATTCTACCAATGTGTGAGATATTTGTACACTATCAGCATAATGTATAAATGCATTTGTATCCTTGGGGAAACAAGCACCACCAAATCCTCTACTGCCGTCGGAACCTGGAACTTGCATATGGCTACTACCCATACGCTCATCCAACTTTAACAGTTCAATAATTGTATTATAATCTGCACCATTTAATTGACACATATCATAAATTTGATTAAAGAACGCTACCTTGACACTTAGGAAACAATTAGTGGTATATTTCAACATACTTGCTTCTGTCAGTGTGCAATATTCAATTGTATTTAGGTTTTTAAGTGAACTAGTAAATAATTCACTCCAAATATTGTTGGGGTTAGCACCGCCTAAAATCATATATTCTTGATTAGCAAAGTCTTCGTTAGCACTTACCGCACGTAAAAATTCTGGACTATACGCAATACTATGTTTAGGAAAATCTGTTACAATCTTATTCAAATAGTCTGGACGTACGGTACATTTGATCAATACCGGCATAGATTCGGGAACTTGTTCCATTACACTATAGATTTGACTAACATCACAATCTCCTAATTGTGTACTAGGAGTACCAACACAAATAATAACCCCGTCTGCATCTGGGTAGTGTTTTATTTCTCCAGTTGTATATTTTGGATCGACAACGTGTATTATAGTTTCTTTCAATGAGTTGGCTACTGCTTTGCCAACAAATCCGTGACCCGCAATTATAATTTTTTTCATATTAAAACTCAAATAAACTATTAAAAGTATTTTTTTCTTCGGTACTATTTAGGTCCCACTTTAGTACACCAATTAAATTATCTAACTTATTGTCGATAATTGTTGCCTCCATTTCAGCATGATCAAAAGGTAAATCTTTGAACCACTGTGGTAATCTCAGTTCATCTACTGGATAAGCAACCGATGTATAACCTAACGGATTAGGTTTAAGTTTACAAACAATAACCTTAGCACCGTCTGTAATAGCCATGCTATACTTGTCGTCATACATACGTTTTAATGTATTCCAATTGATACTAGCACGGACATGCCCTGGCATATTGGTCTTACCTTGTTTCTTTTCTTTAGCACCATAATCAGTAATATTATTAGCACGTTTGGGACTACCTTTTTCCCATCCTGGACGAGCTTTGAAACGAATACGGAATTCACTAATATGATCCAGAACTTCTTGTTCAGGTTTACCCATCAATACCATTTCAAGAACATCGCTTAAGAAGTCTTGAATAAATTCTGGAGTATCACTACGTTTCAGATCCAACCCCATGGCTTTAATCTTTCCTGCTTTGCCATCTATGTCTGCACGTTTACCTTCTTTATCATAGTAAAGAACAGCATAGCGTTTCTTAGTAATAAAAAGGGCTTTACTGCCAACAATTTCACGACCGGCACGAATAACTTCTCCACGAGTCTTTGGACAATGAAAAGTATCTAACATAAATTGTGGAAATGTTTGATTAACTTCTTCCCCAATTTGATCGTATAATGAAATTACATTCTCTTTACTCCAAGGAATCAATCCCGCTTCGATGTCCTTCTGTAAAGTGCGATAAGCACTAAAATAACAACTATCAGTGTCACCATATATAATTGCCTTTCCTCTGTAATCATATTCGCCTGTGATAATCTCGTTTACTTTGGCCGCCATATGCCGGACAATCTGACGTCCTGTGAGTGTGGTCGATTGTCCAATTCGTTTATCAAAGAATCTACAACCGCTATTAAGAATAGCGCCATACAGACTGTTAAGATTAATCTTCTTAACAAGTTGTCGTTTGTCCCAGTATTCTTCTTCAACTTTGTTTCCAGCTTTAATTGCATCTTTTAATTTGGCCTGCATTTCCTTGCGTTCTGCATACCACCTTTTCAATAGCCCTGGAATTATACCTTCAATTTCATAGGTGAAGATAGTACCATTTGCCGAAAGCATCCAAGGCTGATTGCTTTCGTAAATTAATCTATATACTTCTGCCGCACTTAATACATCAACGTCGCCATTTTCCCAGTCAATTGTAATATCAGTACCAATTTCTTGATTCATTACAGCTTCGTATTCATCACTACCAAATTTACCTTCCCAACTAGCCGCAAATGATTTGCCTTTGGCCATTTGAAGTTCAATGTATTCTTCTGTTTTAGTTTGACGTAGTTGACCAATAATAGTTTCCGGTCCCATATTTAATGCACGAATAGCACTTGGATAAAGACTGTTAATGTCTAATGATCCAACCCAGTCCACAATACCTTCTTTAGGAACAGCAACATAAGCACCGGCAGCCGCAGTATCCTCACGTTCACTCATTTTTGTTCGATTAGGAACTTGCATACCTCTACGATGTGCTTCGTTAATAATAGCTTGTTCAGTTACAGCCACGGCACCCATTGTAGTTTGTAGCAATACTGTATTTTCATGTGCCAGTGTATTGGCTAAATCCATGAATTTTAATTTTTTATCTAAATCGTCAAGAAGTTTACAGTCATTGATGTTGTATTCAACGAATGTTTTAAAATCATTGTTGTATAATTGATCTAGTGTACCTTCATATTGTGTTTTACGTTTGCCTAGCTCATATTCTGCAATCGCATCAAGTCTATAACTGTGGCGTTCTTCATACGTATACTTGCGGTACAATTCGAGATAGTCTAAATGAACGCGACCAATATAGTCATAGGTTACACTATTTCGACCAAACTTTTCATATTCTCTACGTTTTGGAAATTGATCAAACAAACAAAAACGTCTTGTGTCTTCTTTACTCAATACTTTTGTCACGCGATTAGTTGTGTAAGGAATATCAAATCCTTCTGAGTTCCAACCGCTAATAACATCAGCATCTTTAATTAGATCCAAAAACATATCCAACAAATCTGCTTCGTTATCAAACAAGTATGTATTAGGAAAGTCTTTGACCATTTCTTTAGCTTCTTCCATCTCAAGACCCTTAGGAGGAATAGCCATACATACCATAGTTTCTAACCATTGTAGGTAGACAGCAATCGCAGTAATTGGCATGAATGCATCGTCTGGACTTGCATAACCACGTTCTGGATCAAAGTCTACCTCAATATCAAAAAATGCTACATTTAACTTTGGAGCATCTTGATTAATATAGTGTTCGCTTAGTGTAACAAAGATTGGATTAATGTCTGCTTCGTACATTTCCTTGCCACTATTGATGGCTTGTTCTTTGCGTAGTTCTTTTGTGTTTTTACAAATGATACGAGTGAGTTGCTCACCGTAAATTGAAGTATGTTTACCCTTAGGGTCTTTAACATAAAATGTATGGCGTACAGGAATATCTCTAAATACTCTTTTGCCATCTTTATTTCGCTCAACGATTTTTATAATATCGTTCTCGCGGTCAAACCATGCGTCTACATAAGACATAAATTTTTTTCTCCATGCAATTTAAGGCTTGCAAATACCCATGTGCGATTTGTTGGCTCGCTGGACCTTTATCTTGTGTTGAAAGCAATAACAGTTTTTGTCTGTTCACTTTTATTTGGTTTACTACAATGTAGCACTGACCCTGGAAAAGTTAATATATCGCCTTCGGTTACTTCTACTTCGAATTCTTCGTCAATAAATTTAAAAGTTGTTTTACTTGAGCCTTCTGGTAAATCTAAATAGTATACATTCGAATATAGACAATTAGCATGACTATGCCAACTGTGATAATCTCCTGTACGATATTGTTGAAACCAATAATCGATACAATCAATATTAAATGGTAATTTTAACATATTTTTAACTTGTCTACAATGCTCTTTGAGCAACGGACTCATTATATTAAAATATGTCGAATTTAATGATTGACCCCAGTCAGTATTTGAAATACGTTGTGGAATCAATCCATTCTCTTCAATAATACTATGTTCACCTAACTTACTAATTGATTCAAGCAAGTGTTCTTTAATTAGTTCGTGCTGATCTAGTTTAGTAATTAAAAATGCACTGGGCTGTTGTACTACTCGCATATTTAAATACGTTTTGTAATATCCAAAATTGCTTCAATTTCTTCCCAGTCTTCGTTATATTGTTGCCAATCGCCTTTATGAGCAATCTTGATAGCCTTGTTAATAACGCTAGGTTTAATTTGTAATTCTTCGGCAACTGCTTTAACAGTTTCTTTTAAGCCTTCTTGCAAATCTTCTACTTCACGTAATACAGTAGAACCCTCGCTAATTAGTCGTTCTAATTTTGCTTTTTCTTCTGCGCCATAATTTCTGCCTGCCATAGTTCTCTCCTTATATGCCTATTATAAAGTATTTATTGCTTAAGAGCAACACTTTTTTTATTTAAATTTTGGTCCGGTTAACCAAATAACTAAACTTTTTCTAATACCCTTTGTAACGGGTGTAACACGATGCATCATAAAACTTGGAAATAAAATCAAAGCACCTTTACGCATTTTTGGTCTTTCGGTTCTATTATCCCCACATGTATTAAATTCAAAATCTCCGCCTTCAAAATCGACTCCAGGTTCGTTTAATAATAATGTCATGGACAATTTTCTATTTTCATGCCAATCTTTCATCATTTCACCTAACGCCATGTCTATGTGAAAATCATATCTTCCATCTTTATCAGCTTCATAAGTTGAATATTGTATGAACTCGTAACCGTTTATGTCAAAATTGAAATATTTTTCATTCATATAATCCAGTGCATCGTTGAATCTTTCAAAGATCCAATAGTTATCTTTGTTAGGATGCATAAAATTTATATCACTCTTTCTTACGTTTCCTCGATCTATTCCTGGCATTAATCCTAATTTGGAAGTATGCTCTATAATTTGATCTAATTCTTTTAGCGTAAAAACAGTATCGTCCAACGCATAGGTTGGGAAATAGCGTAAACGTTGATATGTGTTATTGGAGATTTTCTTGTACATACACTAATTATCAGTGTATGAAAGAGACTAGATTATTTTCTGATTTCTTTTAAACCATGCTGTGCGTATAGATGATGTAGTTCTTCATCGCTTGCAAGTTCTAAATGACTTAAATCGTAACCGCCTTTTTTGCTCAATCGGCGCATCATACGATAACGTTTGGTTGGATGTAGTTTTGACTGAGCGTCTTCTAAATTAAGATGTCCGCCGCTTGGTGTAGCATCTTTTGCATCCATTACTCCTGGAGTTGCTCCCATAGGATCGAACCCTATTCTGTGATCTGAATTTTGATCTTCTTTAACTTTCTTCTTATGCTTCATAGCATTGCTTAGTTTTTTAGTACCTGTATCGGCTTTATTAAACTCTTTAGCAACACTAGATTTAATACCTAATTTTTTAGCAAACTCTGGATTATGTGCGGCAGCGGCCATAGTACGTGCTTGTTTTTCTGTAGTACTTTTTTCACTAATAACACTTTCGTTTGGTACACAGTTATTAACACGAACACCGCCTTTAATCTTGGTGCCTTCTTTGTGTTTGCCTGTCCAGCATTTAGCATCTAATCGTTGTTTAACTTCTGCTACATCCTGCTTTTTAGAACTAGCGGATTCTTTCATTAAAACACGTTCGGCAATATGGCTAGCGTACTGACGCATTAGTTGTTTCTTTTCTGTAACAGCTTCTAAATGTTGGTCTTCAACTTCTTTAAAATAAGATTTAAGAACAGTTGGTTTTGAAATAACAGTTTCTTTCGGTGCTTGATAGTGTTGCATCGCCATTTGTACCGGCAATGACACTTTATGAGGATTGGCACCTTCGTTTAAAACTGTGTTATTGTTAACTTCTTCTTTTAAAATTTTGACATCATTTTTGTCAATGATAGATAAAAATTTGTTTATACTTTCATCTGTACTTGTTGGAAAATATTTCTTTGCAATATCAGGATGACGACTTATAGCGGCCTTAGTATATTTTCCCATTACTCCATCGACTCCATCATGATTTGGTCCAAATGGACCTAGTTTTCCGCGTTCTCCCGCGGATATTAATTCTTTTTGTAACTGCATGATCTTAGGATCTGCCGGAGCAGTAGTACCGGTAGGTGATGCACTTTGATTAGGTTGCCCATTTTGATCTTTGGAAAATAATTTAGTTCCTGGTTTGATATAACGATTGCCACGTAGAGGATGTGCTTTCCCTAACGGGGCATCGTCCTCGCAACCCACTCCAGGATCATCCATTCCAATTCTATCAAGTTCAGTACTACCGCCCATTGCTAATACTTCACGTTCAGCGCCAGTATAAAGATTTTTAGGAATAGGAATCCATTCGCCATCGACAAGGAGCTCAGTTGGTATTGTGTTTAAAGTTGCATATCGTACATATCTAGAACCTTTTTTAACATGGTCCTTATTGTATGCATCTAGTTCCTGCCCAATTTTGTTCCAGTCTATTTTCATAGCCTTAGCAAGTTCTTGAGCTCGCATTGTACTATCTTGAGTACAATAACCGAATCCATGATACATTTGTTGCATGCCCCATTCGCCGGAACCGCCTTGAACTTGGCCGCCTCTTGCATCTACAGCATTTTTGTATTTAGGATCGTCGAGGTCGACGTATTCGCCTGAACGTTGATATGGGTCTTCGTTAACAATACGAAGAAATTTAGACATTTCATTAGCGCCTACTACAGGCTTGGTAGCAACTCCATCCATAGCCTGTAGGATACGCTTCATGTCCACGGGTATTACCCTTTAAGAATGTTTGTTAATTTACGGAAAGTATCAGCTTCGCGTGATTCGTTGATAATGTTTTCATTACGATTCAGACGACCTGTTAATTCACGCATACGATCTACTTCTGTAGATTCTTTAACAGTTTCTTTTTTACCAAATGGATGTCCTGCTTTAGCGGCGGCTTTTGCACGTGAACCCCAAACTTCATCTTTAGGAGATTCTACTTTGCCATCTCCATCGTAATCTTTGTCAGCTTTCTTTTCAATTGCTTTCTTTTCTTCGATATATGCAGTAGTTTCTTTGATGTTCTTCCACATAGCGGCAGCGGCAATCTTTTCACCTTTCTCACCACCACCAGCTTTCTTAGCTAGCTTATCAAAGTTCTTACCTGGTTTACCAATGTCTCCACCGGACTTAGCTTTCTTAACTGTAGCAGATTTCTTAGCGGCACTCAATCCAGCACTTGGTTTGCTTTCTTCAACTTTACCGTGAACTGGGCATTTAGCTTTACCTTTTTCTTCACAGCAACACTTAGCTTTAGCTTCTGACATTTTTTTCTTGTCAGCGGCAGCCTTCTTCATTGGCTCTTTTTTGTTACCGTCTTTGTCTAAATCTAAAAAGTCTGGCTTAGATTTTTTACCTTCTGGAACCATTTCACCATCTTCGCTATGATCGTTTACAATAGCTTTAACAGCGTTCTTTAATGTTTTATACTTGTTAATTTTTTCTGCATGATCTGGATGTGCTTTAGGAGGAGTTTTTGCAACTTGTCCTGAACCGCCACAATGCTCGCAATCTTCCATGCTTTCATCAATGCCATCATCACTGTCATCTTTAGCTTTGTAAATATGACGTGATCCAGGATATTTCTTTTCCCATTCTTTACCACGTTTGTTTTCTTCTTTATCCATATCACGACCAGCTTTCTTTTCAGCACTTGATTGACCTTTGGCTTTGCTTGCTGGCTCAGAGTGTGGCTCATCACTGAAACGATCTGGATTATGTTTGTGTTTTACTACACCTGGCTTTGAACGATCAATATCTCCACCAGTTGATGATTTTTCTTCACGCATTAACATTTTAACAGCTTGAGTTTTCTTTAATTCAGCAATCTTCATTTTTGCCTCCGATAGCATAGTTTCCATATGAGCACGTTGCTCATTGGTGATCTCAGCATCATTCAAATGTTTGCCGAATTCGTTTACTTTCATTTCATATTCTAAATAGTGATATACAGTAGCAATATAGTCTGCCGCTTTAGTAATCTTGGCTTCAACCCAGTTTTCTAATTCGTCATCATCGTGTAACTGTTTGAATAATTTGTGTGAATAGCTGGCTAATTTATATAAATCGGCCTTGGCCATTTTGCCCTGTTGCTGTTTGTCTTCAGGGGATAGTTCTAGATGATGCTCTTGACCACCGGCAGTATCGCCTGGCATTTCTGCCCCTGCTTCTGCTGTGCCCATTCCTGGGTTCAATTGATCTAAATCTGACATGTTATGTAACTCCGTTATCTTTATATATTTAGCGTCTTTTGATTATTGCTAACTTTTTACCTGTTTTGTTTTTCATGGTTTCCATAGGTGCGCCAAATAAACTTACACTATTTTGATCAAGGGCACTAACGCTTTTTACAGGTTTTTTATTAGCATTATTGGCGTAATTAGGGTTAGGAACACTGGCAATACTAGCACTACTTGTAGCACCTGCACTAGCTGATTCCGCTACACCATGTTTAGCATCTAACCCATAATTTGGATTGTGTCTTCGCTGACCTAATACTTGATGTATTGCTTGAAATTTACTGTTATATGGATACGGTTGTCCATTTGCCATTCTATCTTCTGGACTACGTCTAAATTTTTCTGCTAGGTCGTGAAGTTCTTCATTTGACAGATGTGAAAAAGGTTTAAGCCACTCTTCATATCTTCTTACGTTTGCTTCACCTTCTTTTTTTCCTAAGGTGACGCCGTGTTGGTAACCTTTTTCATAATGATCTGATGAAGGACCATATATAGAACTGGCACGTGGATTTCGATGACCTCGTTTACCATCATTTACGCCATCTTCATAAGGGCCTTCTAACAATTCTTTAATTTTCATTTTTTGATTCCTCTAAACCCATTACCTACTGCACGTTCTCCACCCATAAATTTAGGTAAACTAAACCATAGTTTGAACCATTCTTCAGTTCCAGGTTGTATATTTTGTTCACGTTCGATAATGCGTTTCTCTGTACCAGTTATACTGATGTTACTTCCGCCATAAGGTTGCAAGCCCTTAAATTCATTAATGCCTGCCAACTTCTTAAGACGTGCTAGTTCATCCATTACTTCAAGCTCGCTCTTAACATCCAGCTATGCTTTTTATGTGCATCTTGACGGTCGGCTAAGAAATTGCTTAATCCATGATCGCCATTTTGTTCTGCCATTTCAAAAGTAATACGGAAAATATTAGCCATTTTTTCGCTGTCTTGTAACAATTCGCTCAGCATCTCGTGAAATCCTGGAACATCATTTTCATCACGTACATTAGTTAACATACTAAACTTTTGTAAACTTCCTGGTGCATAAATTTGTAATGCACGTAAATGTTCTGCAAATGTGTCGATACTACCGTATACTTCTAAATAAATTCTTTCAAACAATGCATGTAGACTTTCAAACAATGGACCTTCTACGTTCCAATGAAAGTTGTGTGCTTTTAGATAAAAACTAAATTCACTGGCAAATGCTGTTTTAAGGGCTAAATGATATTTGTTATGTTCCATTATACACCGTATTTGTTTGGCTTGCGTTTAGCTACTGGACTTTTTTGGTTTACAGTCGACAATTCTAAACTTTCAGGAGTTGTTCGTAATTCAATGTCGTGACCGATACGTTTAATATCTTTGGTAATTTTAGCATGTTCTTGTTCTGAAAAAGGCATAAAGAATGGATGCTTACCAAAATTATCTTTTGAAGCCACGTTTCTTTCACCGCCGGCAATAGCTACTCCAATACGATACATGCTGTAGAAATCGCTAGGAATATCTTGAACACTAAATGCACCCGGCATAGCCGCTACGGCCTCTATAGGTACATCTCCTTTAGTACTACCATATTCGGTGTTGCTTTGACTTTGACTATGTGCTTCGTGTGGATCTAGACCAAAATCGCCTAATTTTTTCTTCATAGGAAAATCTTTAGCCACGTAGGGTTTGACAACCTGGGTTTGTTTGGCTTTTTTAGAAGCCTTGGCAGGAGAATCTGTTGGTTTTACAGATTGTTCAACTATGAATTCTTTCGCTCTCATTATACACCGTACTTGTTACGTTTTTTATTAGCCACAGGACTTGTTTTGTTGGTTGTGGGTAATTCATGACTACGCATGTCACTAAGCTGAACAATAGGACCAGCCATTACCATTTTAGCGGCATTTTTAATGATATCATATTCTTCATCAGCAAACACAGTTAACAAAGGATCCCCAGCCATAGGTCCTGCTGGCGGAGTTATTTGATGGTGTTCGTGATTGGCTTTACTGTGTGCGCCAGCCATAGCAATACCAAAACGATATCCAGAATAAGGATTACCGTTAGCTTTGTTAATACTGATGCCCGGCATACTCAATGCTCCACGAACTGCATCCATTTCGCTTTTGTCAAATTTCTTACCGTTAGCTGGAATATCGCCTTCGGACAACTGTTTTTTTATAAATTCGTTTGCTCGCATTTTTCTAATCCAATAATTTGCTTCTTTTATATTTAGCGGTTCTTGTTCTGGTGCAGGAATAGCAGGTTTCTGAACATGATGTGTATGTTTTGGTGTTGTAATTCCCATACCCTTACGTGTCAAATCCATTAGATGTTGAATCCATGCTCTGCCTAATTTGTTAACATCAAACCCTTTTTCCCATAACGCCAACTGTTGTTGCGGAGTAGCTTTTGGATCTTTAAGAATATTACGCAACTGAGTAAAGCTCATACCGGTTCCACGAGGTGTAGTTTCTAAACTAACTTTTACATGTTCGTACCCTTGAAACTTATTAACTGCCTTCATTAAAGCGGCTGGCATATTCAACCCTGCTTGATCTTCACCTACCATAATAATAATATTATCGTATCGTGGAGGCTTGCCCGGTAACGGATTAATTAATTCATGTTTAATTTTTTGAATTAGCGTACCGCCTTCGTGTGTTACTGTACTAATATTAGCGGCATAATTTGGATACATTTTATGCCATGTTTGAACTTTAACATTTGGTGGGATAGGATCGTTTTTGCCTTCAGCATTTCCAATAAACAAATAAGGATCACCTCCTACTTGTTGTGCTTTTTTAATAGTATAGTCAAATAATTGCTCATGCCCGATGTGGCCTACAAAGCTACCGATAGCAACTACAGCCGTTTTGTTAGAATTTTCACGAGGACGTTCGGTTCTTGCACTTGCCTTAGCCGCCATTTTGGCACTAATAACATCTCGCTGTTCTTGACTAGTAATTTTAATAGGACCCAGTCGACTATTAATGACAATACCTTCGTAGTCTTTACCTAGCAAATCTTTTCCAACAATGTTAGGATCATTAATAATAGCTTTTTCTAATTCAAGTTTAACTGGTGCTAGTTTTTCTTCAACTTCTTTTCTTAACTGTACACTGGCACGATCACGTTTACCATGCGTATCTGAAACGATGCGTTTAAGTTCGTCGATATTATCTAAAACATTGATAATTTCAGTTACGTCTAACGGTTTATTTTGTGTTAATGCGTTACTGATAAACATAATACTACCTTGTTGTCCAATGCTAGTAATAGTTTTAATAATCTTCGCCGCATCTGGTACATCTTCTCCAGTAGTTGCATCTGCTACACGGAATGGAACTAAGGCTAACTGTACACCTCTTGGTAATTTATTGTAATGGATACCAACAAATTTTAATTTGCCTTCTTCAGTTTCTGTAGCAAATGGTAAAAATAAAACTTCACAAGTTACTTGTTTATTCATAAGCAACTCTGGACCTGCGGCATCGTCGACTAGTTTAACTGCCTTGATCATTTCATTAAATAAATCGTCGAATTTTTTAGCACGACCTAGTATTTCTGGATCCTGTGTGCCCTTTGCCTGATGATATTTTAAAAAACCAGCTTCGTATCTAGGAGGAGTATTACTAGTACCCATGAAAGGTTTACCTTCCGAGTCTTTACCAAACCGCCCACCAAATCCATCTATTTTAACATTTAATGGAATATTTTTTAGTTGAAATTTACCATTGTCGTGTAATTCATCTACTAGATCTAAAAAGTCTATGGCTTTTAGATCTTTCATATGCGGCATATTTTTTCTAAGTTGAGCTTTGACTTCTGCTTCAAATATTTGTTCGGTTGAGTTTTTACGCCAATCTGGCCATGTACCGCCGGCAATAGCATCTTTTCTATGTCTACCGTATTGTATTTTTTTACCAGCTTGGTCTGGAGTACGCTGATAGCTCTTTTTAAATTTTTCTAAATCTAAAAATTCTCCCTCGTATTCTTTTGCCATGTCAACTGCTAATGATCTCATATTTGTTAGATTCAATTTTTCTAACATTTGATCAATAGCGGCAAATTTAATATCGGCATCACTTTTAGGATCATCACGCTCGATCATCTGACTGCCAGGTTCGAAACAAATTTCAAAGAAACGTTTTACTGTTTCGTGTTGTTCTTGTTTAGATAGATATTTGCCTATTAAGTCAACAGTACCTAAGAAACTCCATTGTAATTTTAAATCTTCTGGAGTAGGTTCTGCATTAGGATTATTTCGTAGAAATAGTTTTTTAAATTGACTATGTAGATGCTGATCGTATACACGAGTTTCTGGTTTTGCCACTTGCATTACTGGCAACTGTTGTTGCGGATTTTCTGGATGTGGTAATTCTTGCGGCTCGTCATTGTCTCCCACTACTGGACTGTATGGTTCACTTAGACCACCGCCTTGTTTACCTGATACCCCAAATGAATATTTTGAAAGATGATCGGGAGTTACTGTAGTTACTTTGGCTTTGCCTCGACCTTCCGATGATTTTAGATGTGCATGTACTTTAATTGAACCTGCTAATGCTCTATACAAATATTTGTGGAACACACCTTTAATATTGTTTGAAACATCGTTCCACTCTGAGCTATGGCTAAATTTAAACCAATCGTTAGGAACTCCGCCTTCATACTCGCCAAATTCAAAATCGATTTGTATTTTGATTGGAGGATTTGCAAATTGGAATAATGCGTTATACTGTTCATTACCACTACCAAATCCTAGCAATGTAGTGTCGCCGATCTGTTTGTTTGTATATTTTGTTAAGAATTCTTTAACTTGTGGTTCTAAATCTCTATTGCATTGTGTATCGATATCGCCCACACGTGGTTTATGTTTGGCAAATTCCTCATCACTAATACCTTCAGTGTTAAAGAAATGCAAACTACTACCGCTTAGGAATTCTTTGCTCTTTAGTAGGTTAGGTTCCCATAAATTTTTTCTAGTTTGTTTATGAAATGCTAGATTAATGTCATGCAATAACTTATTTAAAAGTCCAACCATGTACGTACGATTATGTACTGCTAAATCTATCTTGTCTGCATAGTGTACTGGTTCACCACTGTCTGCATCGCCAATGCTAAGGTTTCCGCCTTCGTTTAAAGCAGAGTGGTTACGATAAAATAATTCTCTAAGAAACACTATTAATCCTTGTATTTGCCATCAGCATGATGTGTACTGTGTTCATCATACAATTTTTCACAAACTTGACCTAGTGTATCTTCATCTAATTCATCTGGTAGTTCACGGATGGGAAATTTTTGAACGTATATTTTATAACATTCTTTGACAGCTTCTTTAAAGATTTCAGGCTTAGGATCTTTTTTATTTTCTCTGACATGAAGGAATCGATCCAATGCAGGATGAAAGAATCGACGATAGCAGTGATCGTCTTGTTCCATAAAGTGTGCTATATCATCAACTAAATCGTAGTTAATTTCACGCTCGCCACCTTCTTTAGCTTGTACATAATCGGCATCTTTAAAAAAATTACCTTCAAATAGTTCACGTATACGCATTTTTAAGCCCGTTTTAATAAATCAGCAGAAATCTCTGCGGTTAGAGTATTTATCGCTTTTGTAACGAGTTTATTTTTTAACAATGCGTTCGATTTTAGCTATACTACCACCTAAATGCATCTTAGCCAATAGCAAATTGTTATCTCCGGTGAGATAAAAATGCTTGCCTCCCCAAGTGCGTTCCTTTAATAGATCCTTTTTGCAACTTGGGGTTAGTTTTAATTTAGGGTTAGATTCCGCCCATGCAATAAATGAACTGTGTTCTTGAGTAGTTTTACCCAGGGTAATACGATAATCAAAATTCATCTTGGGCATTAAAATAGTATTTTCTTCTAGGGAACCAGCTGGTTCGCTAATGTACTTAACATTATTTTTATCAATCTTAGCTAGACGATCTATTAGTTTTTTATCATTAGTATATACACTAATCCAAGGACTTTCTACACGAACGTCAACATCTTGATGGTTTAGAAGTTCTAAAGCTATCTTAAGACCGTATTCTTTAGCATCTTGACGTTTGGGTGAGTCTAATTCTTTAATTCGCTGTATAGTTTCAGGCATGTCCCCCGAACGGAACCATGCAGAAACACTGCATACCAGTACAATTTTGTACTGGTATTTTCCTCTAAATAATTTTGTAGTGATTTTATACAGCATCTGGTATTTCAACTAAAGGAGTAGTAGAGTCTACAGTTAGCAAGGGTACTTTAGATTCTTTTGCTTTAGCAACAATCGCTAATTGATCATTATCGAGTGTAATAGTAGCCCAGCCACCATTCTTCAATTCTCCAAACAACATCATCTTAGCAAGATTGCGTTTGATCTCTTTATCGATTACTCGTTGTACTGGACGAGCACCCATCTTAGGATCAAATCCTTTAGTAATCAACCATTCAATTGCTTCTTTGTTGATTTTAATACGTACTGCTTTATCTTTAACCTGTTCTTTAAGTTCGTCAATAAACTTGTTAACAATCTTAACCATAGTATCTTTACCGAGTTTATTGAATGTAACAACACCGTCCAAACGATTACGGAACTCTGGAGTCAGGAACTTCTTCAAGTCTGCATCACTATAGTCTTTTTCTTGTTTACCAAACCCAATTGCGTTCTTTTCTGCAGAATTTGCGCCAGCATTAGTAGTAAGAATAAGGATAATGTTACGGCAATCTGCTTTCTTACCATTAGATCCGGTAATAAAGCCATTGTCCATTAGTTGCAACAGTACAGTCATCACATCTGGATGAGCCTTTTCAACTTCGTCTAGCAACAGAACAGCGTTAGGTGCTTCTTGAATTTGTGTAATCAACTGTCCAGCATCTTCTTCAAAGCCAACATATCCTGGTGGGCTACCAATTAACTTACTAATACTGTGTTTCTCTTGATATTCACTCATATCAAAACGCAATAGTTTAACACCCAAGTGTTTAGCAAGCGATTTAGCAGTTTCAGTTTTACCTGTTCCTGTAGGACCCATGAATACAAAGCTACCAACTGGTTTGTTTTCTGTCTTAAGACCAGCTTGTGCAACAATAATCTTGTCAACAATTTCTGTAAGAGCCATGTCTTGTCCATACACTTCTTTTTCAAGATTAGTTTGCAAACTAGCAATATTGCTAGACTCTGTTTCCATAATCTTTTCTTCAGGCATATTAACCAATTTACTTAATTCAAATTGAATTTCGCGTTCAGAAATAATACGATCTTCAACTAATTTTAAATTAAAACGACTACATGCCAAGTCAATCAAATCGATTGCCTTATCTGGTAATTTTTTGTCTGTTTGATATTTAACCGACAGTTTAATAGCGGCATTAAGTGCATCGTCTTTGATCTTTGTATTATGGAATTGTTCATAATACTTCTTAATACCTTTAAGAATTTGTAGTGTAACTTCTTGAGTAGGTTCATCAACTGTAATGCGTTGGAAACGACGCATTAATGCACGATCCTTTTCAAAGTGTTTACGATATTCTTCCCACGTAGTTGATGCTATAACCTTGATGTTGCCTTTGCTTAGAGCAGGTTTCATCATATTGGCAAGATCGTTGGCACTATTGCTAGCACTTCCAGCACCGCTAATCATGTGTGCTTCATCGATAAACAGCACAGTCTTGCCTTTCTTTGCTAGGCCTTTGAGTACTTGTTTAAAACGTTCTTCAAAGTCGCCACGATACTTACTACCAGCTAGCATAGCTGAAATATCTAAACTATAAACCTTGTATTCTTTTAAGAACTCAGGGACCGCACCATTTACGATATTATAGGCAAGCCCCTCTGCTATAGCAGTTTTGCCAACACCTGGATCTCCTACAAGGATTACGTTATTTTTACTACGACGACCTAAAGCCAGGGCAATGTTTTCTAGTTCATCGATACGACCAATTACTGGATCAATCTTTTTCTTAGTAACTTCTTCATTTAAATTAGTTGTAAATGCCGCTAGTGCTCTACTTGTACCTTCTTGTGGACCAGATTCTTCAAATTCTTCTTCGGAAGTATTTGTAAGATACTCTGCAAATTTATCTTTATCTATACCAGCTTGATGAATATAAAAATACGCCCAACTACGTTTTTCGCCTATCATAGCAAGGAACACATCAGTTGGTTCAATTTTTTGACGCCCATTAAATAATACCTGAGTGAACGCACGATTAAGTACACGTTCAACACTCTGAGTCTTTTTAGGTTTAATTACTACTTCATTCAGTACGATTTCTTTGCATTTATTATTCAAATAATCTTCTAAATTAATTTTAAGGGCATCAGGATTACTACCAAACCCTGTTATCGTAGTAGTAAACCCTTCATCGGATAACATCGCAAACAATAAATGTTCTATTGTTAGATATTCGTGATGTAGTTTCTTAGCAGTATCAATTGCTTTTTCAAAAACTGCTTGTAGGTTATCACTTGGTTCGACCATTACTGTTCCTTATCTTGTTTTGTCGTTTACGAGCCATTGCTAATTTCAATACACTAATGTTATCAGTGAAACATATACCGTTTAAATGATCCAATTCATGGAGGAAACATCTAGCAGTAATGCCTGATAATGTCATTGTACACTCTTGTGCATTTTTGTCAAGAAATGCAACGTCGATTTGTTGAGGACGGGGAATATCTAGAAATAAATCTGGAAAACTTAAACAACCTTCTTCAGCTATTTGTATTTCTTCGCTAGATTTGATTAATCTTGGATTAAACATTCCTAGCCTACGACCGTTATCTAACTTAATAACAAATACTCGCTTGAGTAAGCCAACTTGGTTTGCCGCCAACCCAATTCCATTGTTGGCAATCATTATGTCAATCATTTCATCTTCAAGTTGATCTGCGTTAGAATCTAACCCAAAGTCCCAATCTTCAGCACGTTGTTTTAATATGGGATCAGTTTCTTTGATTAATTTTAGCATCGATATCTTTTAATTGTTGAATAATTCCGGAGTCGGTTACAGGAGTTGGTTTAATTTTGATTACTGTAACAAATCTTCCTTTGTATCCATTATTTACATTTGGAAACCCGTGCCCGTTACTAGCAAATTCTGCACCATGTTCTATACCAGCTCTGATATCTAAATCTAATACAGTGCCTGATAAATTTTTTACATGTTTTCTGCAACCGATCATTGCTTCGATGGGAGTAATATCCACAGCATGGAATATATCATCCCCTCTACGTTCATAACCGGGTTCTGCTTGAACTAAAATTGTAACATTAAGATTACCGCGTGGTCCAGGCATACTGTCATCGCCCAGCCCTTGATATCGAATAGTGTCTCCATTATTAACGCCTGCTGGTACACTAATAACTACGTTTTGTTTCTTACCGCTAGGTAATTGATAGCTGGCTTCAAGTTGTTTGCCTGTATAACTATCTAAAAAACTAATTGTACATTGAATGTTTAAATCTCTATTACGCTGAGGTTGTCCACGGCGCATGTGTCCAAAAATATCCCCAAATGGGTGACCTTGCGGAAATTGTTGACCAAATATACCACCAAACGGATCGAACCCAGGTTGTCCTCCAAACGGATTGCCTGTATGAAAATGGAATTGTTGTCCGTTTCCAAACTGTCGTTGGTGGTCGTATTCGGCTTTCTTTTGAGCATCACTTAATGTATCATAAGCAACGCTGATATCTTTGAATTTGGCTTGATCTCCACCCTTGTCTGGATGATGTTTATTAGCCAAGCTTCGGTATGCTTTTTTAATTTCTTCTGGGCTAGCTGTTTCGCTAACACCTAATGTTTGGTAATAATCAGTCATGGTCGTAAAAAAGGCTCCAATTAATAATAGTAATTATACTATCTTAAACGGAGCCTGTCAAAGATTTGAATTACTTTTTCTTTTTCTTTTGAACTACTGTATCGGGTTTGGTACCTGCGATTTCTGTACCTTCTGCCTTTTTATGATGTTTAACTTCTTTTTTTGGTGCTGGCTTTTTAGTTTCTGCAAATGCAGGAGTACTAGCTAGTACACATGCCGAAATTACTAATGCTAATATTTTTTTCATTTTATTTTTCCTTATAGTGCTGGTTGCGAAAATGTTGGAATAACTTTCTTACCGCTTGCGTTTACTGCTGGTGTTACTGCTGTTACAGGAGTTGCTACTGGTGTTACTGCTGTTACAGGAGTTGCTACTGGTGTTACTGCTGGCACAGGAGTTGTTATTGGAGCAGGTGGAGTATATGTTGTTCCAACATTAGTTGGCATACTTAATCCGCCGTTGTTAGCACCGTTTAATTTTTCCTGTGTACGACCGTATGCACTTACACCAATAATGGCACCCATTGCGATATGGAATAAACCGGCGCCTTGAAGTGTTAATGGTTGCCATTGGCTATTAACTTGCCCATGGGACATGGCTTGTAATAAACTCCATAGGACTGGAAATCCTACAAAATCCATAGTACAGACTAGCATATACATCCAGCCCATCATTGGACGCCATTTACTGTTCATCCAATCTTCTTTTTTCTTTTCGCTCTGACTCATTGACATAGTCGCTCCTATTTGTTGTACTACTATTTATTTGACGCTATCGAATATTTTTTCCTGAGTATTATACCATTCAATCCATGCGTCTATTTTAATTTTGCATTCTTTATATTGTTCGTAATTATCACTGACTACTAAAATTAAATCGCTTAGTTTGCTTGTATTTGGATCGATTAATTTTAAATCTGGACACGCTACCTTCATATCAGCAGGTACATCTGGAAAATGTCTTTGAACAGGAACTGCTGTACTGCATCCTGCAAGTAAAACAATAATTGATAAAATTAGTAATCTTTTCATTTGATTACTCCTGCGGCATCATTAAGATCCTTAATTGCTTCTGGAGCAAGTTTACATTCTGCATCTATGGCCGAAGCATCGTGTACAATATGTTCTTTGACAACAACTTGTACATTGTGGATAACTTTAGTTTTTCCTTTTAATGCATCTTGTAATTGATTGTTGGCATCCTTACTTTGCTTTTCAGACACAGCTACTTTAGACTCGAGATCTGCTGTTTTTGCTTTCCACGCCATCTCGACATCGTAGCCGCCGCGTAACCATACACCTAAAATTACTAGTGCAATTCCAACAGGTTTTAATATTCTTACATATTTGCCGTAGAACGGAATAAATTTTCCAATCCAACTTGCAACCATACCTGTAAGTCCTACTGCAATTATAGCCCAGTAAATCCAGTTTAATATTGCATCAGGTATTAGACTCATCATCCATTGAAATTGCCACATATTATCCCTGTAATACTTGTTGTGCGTTAGCAGTATGTTGTTGACGTTCTTGTAGACCTAATGTACCGCCATTAATTTTCTTAGTTAATCCAAGTACATCAATTTGATCTGCTAGTGCATTTAAATTGTTTGCTTCCCAGAACCAGCAAGCTGATTGTACACAGCCTTCAAATGTTGTTAAAAATTCTGGAACTTCTTCTAGCGGAGTATCAATGCTTTCTGCAAAACGTTCGTAATTGCTTTTACCAGTCAATTGAATTAGTCCACGGCCGCAATATTTAAAACCGTCTCCTGATTCTTCAGGACCATTGCCCATACGTCCGCCATAAGCACGATTAGCAATCTTTTCTGGTTGGTGAGCATATTGATTTGCTATTTCCATTGTAGGAAAATAGTGTGGCCACACTTTCATAAGTGTTTCTGGACGATAGTTTAGATTTTCAACAATAGCTGTATAGCCTGCTGATTCTACCATGGTCTGGCCTAAGAAACAGGCTACACGCTCTGGTGTGTTGATATCGTAATCGGGCAATACTTTGCACAATGCTTCATACCAATGTTCGCTGTATGGGTTATTTCCAAGTATAGCTGTACACTTTGTTAAACTAAAATCAAATGTAAATCCGTCTGCCATCATTATTTCCTTTCAAGGGCTACAGCCCAGTTTGTATTTTCAAATATAAATGTCTTGCCAACTTTAACAATGTTATAGTTACCAATAACTTTAGTTAAAAACATAACTTCTGCCATGTCTTTGTTTTCTAATAAAATTGGACCTTTGATCATATTGTGAATTATATCTTTAGGTCCACTTTCTACAATATTAAATGTTACTTCACCACTGTACACTCTTTTGAATGTAATACTTTCATCTAAGACAACTATGTTGTCAGCATAACTACGTTTAAAAAATTCACTAAAATTATTTAGTTTGTTTTCTTGAGTAGCAATTTTGTAAGAATTTTTATCCTTAGGTACTATTGCACTTAAACTTTCGACGGTAGCAGGCTCGCTTTTAAAACTTTTGAAATATCTAAAACGCATGTCTTCCATGCCTGTTAATTTTTTAACACCTTCAATTAATTCAAAAATTTGTTCGCCAATATGTCTTGATCTTTCAATTTCAACATATACACGATATTTACCATCGTCTAATTCACCTGGAGTAACATCCGAATCCAAAACAAAGCTATAACCCATCTCAAAGAAATTTTCTAAATCTTTAGCAGGTTCCTCAGTGTCTACGGTAAAACTTAATACACAAATATCTTCATCATCACCGATTTTACTTTTATAACTGTCAATTTCAAAAACTTTTTTAACTAAGTTTCTCAGATCTCCAGCTCGCAAATTTTCATCTAATTTCATTGTGCTACTCCGCCTGGTGCTCCGCCTGGAGTTACCCCGCCTGGTGCGGCTCCTGGTGCGGCTCCTGGTGCCGGTGCTCCGCCTGGTGCTGGTGGAGGCATTCCACCACCTGGTGCTTGCGGTGCTGGTGCTGGCGCACTACCTTGATCGTTAGTTAACATATGGTCTTTATCTTTACCTTTCATCTTAAACATGTAGCCTTGATAAATTTCAAAAGCAATATGTTTAGGCATCTGTACTTCTACAATCCAAATAGGTTTACGATCTAGTTTACCTTTTTTACTTCCTGGACGTAGGTCCTGGGGACTTTTAATTTTGCGTGGTTCTAGCAAATGACTCTTTTGATATGTAACTTTACAACCTAATTCCATTAAACGCTTGCCAGCAGTCGGATTAGGCATCTTGTCTTTAGGCCACATAAAGCCGGCTGTAATCCAATGACGGTCCACTTTAGGGCCGTATGCTAATTCACCATCGATCCAGTTTTCATAGACGTATACGTCCATCTCTTCAAAAACACGTTCAAAGTCCTTCAAAACCGCAAGGCTAGAATTGTTTTCGTATAGTTCTTGTATGTTTTTAATAACATCTAATATGTCGTGGTGCATGTATTGATCCTAGAATTCTCTATACTTATTTAGCTGGTTCAAAATCATAACGTATTAGTTTACTTTTCTAGGAATACGTTAAATAATAGTGTAGGACCTCTGTAGTTATCAAAGGCGGTCACTACAAGTCCTACTTTAACAGTAAAGTAGGAGCAACTTAATGAGTAAACAACGAGTGAAAAAGCGTTTTACATCAGAAGTTAACATTATAGATTTTCCGCAGTATCTTCCCGCGAAAAAGCCGAGAGTGAGTCTTTACCCACGTAACTCTAATCAGGCCACATACGTCCAAAAACTCCAAGATGAAACTAAAAGTATAGTATTTGCTATCGGTCCTGCCGGTACAGGTAAAACTATGCTAGCGGTTCAGCATGGTATTAAGATGTTGCAAGAAGGGATTGTGGACAAAATCGTAGTGACAAGACCCGCCGTGTCCGTAGATGAAGATCTAGGATTCTTACCAGGTACATTAAATGAAAAAATGGCACCGTGGACAAGACCTATATTTGATGTATTTGCGGACTATTATCATCAAAAAGACATAGCAAAAATGCTAGAGGAAGGTGTTATTGAGATAAGTCCATTGGCCTATATGCGTGGCCGTACATTCAAAAACGCATATATAGTAGCAGACGAAATGCAAAATGCTACAGTAAATCAAATGAAAATGCTGTTGACTCGTTTAGGCGAGGGAAGTAAAATGGTAGTGACAGGAGATTTAAATCAAGCCGATCGTTTAAAAGACAATGGCTTGATGGATTTTTGTAATTTATTACAAGAGCATCCAATTCTAAAACATTTAGATATAGTAGAATTCGATGCCAGAGACATAGAACGCCATAACGCAGTGAAGGAGGTGTTAGCTGTGTATGGAGATTAGTGTATTATTACACCAAATGACTCAAATGAATTAACGTTGCGGCAAGGTTTATTTCGGGATCACTCACAAGAGTGTTGTCGGCTAAACCTTGTTTTATTCGTAGTATAGCTTTTTCTTGTGTAGCATCGTCGCCGAATATCTCGACATTGTCATACAACCATCTGTAAATTTCTTCCATCTCTTCTGGTCGTGCTTGACTACATACTAGTTTTCTTGCTTCGCTAATCTTTCCTGCTTTAAATAAATCAACCATTTGAATTTTATAATCAGCTTGCCCTGTATCTGCCTTTTCGGGTGTATGCAATTTACCTTCCATACTATTCATCTGTACAGTATTAATACATTTACGCAAATCTGGATAAGTTCCTTTGACAAAAGAATCTAGTGTATCTAAATCAAAATCGACATTTTCTTCTACTAGGATAGTAGCAACACGAGCAGTAAACTCTGTAATGTCCACCCTTTCAATATGGAATCCTTGACATCTACTATGTAAGGCAGGAATAATACGATTAGGATAGTTACAAGTAAGAACAAAACGTGCAGTAGTGTGATACTCTTCCATAACTCCACGCAATGCCGCTTGAGCATTTGGAGACAAATAATCTGCTTCATCTAACAACACCACCTTAAAGTCGCCAAACGGAATCATTTGGACAAAACTTACAATTTTATCACGTACATCCTCAACTGAGTTGGTACGGCTTGCATTAATTTCTAATACATCTAAATCATTTACTTCTAACTCATTTAGTAGAATCTTAGCTAAGGTAGTTTTACCAATTCCTGCATTACCGCTGAATAACAGATGAGGGATACTTCCTTGTTTAATCCAGCTTTCAATTTGTTCTCTTTGATGTGTATCTCTAAAAACATATCCATCGATTGTTTTAGGACGATATTTTTCTACCCATAGTTCTTTCATAAGATTCCTTTGTTTTGCTTATTGTACAGGTAAAAACAGGACTTGTCTAGAGTCCTGTAGTAGTTTGGTAAAATTAATTTTAAAATTGAGGTCCGGCAAACTGGGCGGGATCCCATTCTTGATGTTGCACTTTAGAGTGTGCGCCATATGTATTTAGGTATTTTTCTTCCGGTTTATCATCACTTACCATTAGAATGGCGTTTACGTCAGCACGACGAATGATGATTTCAGTACCGTCATCTTCTACAACAGTAACACCACGAGTCCAACGACCATGTTCTAATAAGATCCATTCTCCGACTTTGACATCTTTTTGTTCAGGGCCTACTGCCCAAACTCGACACCAACGATGACGTACACCCTCGGCTTTGCCATCATCGCTAGGTAAAATAAACATACCCAGTTTTCTTTCTCCAAAATCCATATCAGTAACAAGAACATTGTTACGTATCGGGATAAGTTTGCCTCGTACTTTAGGTTTAATACCTTCGTGACCAATACCTTTTAAATCCATTATTCGTTCCCTTCCGGATCTTGATTTTTAATGTCTTTTTTGGTAGGAATTGTTGTCACTGCTGGCACAATTTTTTCTTCTTGGGGACGAACATTAACTTGATTAGGAATAGTAGCACCTGCACCTTCTGCTATGATCTCTTCTCTACGCTTGATAATTTCTCCGTTTACTCCAAGTTTATCTCCACGAGCATTAACTTTGGCATTGCCGACAGCAACAGTCATTTCGTTCTGCTTCATAAGTTTAAGCATATCGACTTCTTTACCGCGAGCTGATTTATAAATTTGTTTTTGAGCCATTTTTAACTCTCCTTAATATACTACTACTTATCTCAGGAATTCCTGCCAGTCTAAATTATATTTGACCGAATCTATTTGATGTACACCTAGCAAATACAGTACAAAACTGGCTACACTAGAACCTCGTCCTACACCCCAAACTATACCATTTTCGTTACAAGTGTCCACAAAATGTTTAGTCCATTGCAGTAACGGTAACATGCCTCTTTCGTTGTAAGCATTCATTTCATCTAACACTCTGTCTTTTTGTTGCTGAGTGGTACATTTGGCAAGACACCATTCTTCTACATTGAAATCTCTATATTCGGGAGGCATGAACCAGTCACTTTGTAATGCACTATCGAAATCTGCAATATCGATAGATTCAAGCTGTTCGTTAAATCTTTGGAATGTAAATCCAGCAGTTTGTTCCAACTCTCCAATTTCTTCAGTATAGTCTACTGTGATATCTTTGAGGTTGGTAAGTTTTCCTTGATAAAGGAATTTGAATATATCTTGTGAATTAAAAATAGGATTACCGAATTTATCTAGGCGCATAGCCTATACTTTAACTGACCTTGACTAGTTTGTCAAGTGTTTTATCGCGATTGGCCATCATTTTTTCTAAAGCCAATTTTTGTCTTTTTCGCTGTTCTTCTTTATAAGTTTCCAAAACAGCAACCATTTGAGCTTGCAGTCCAGGGTTTCTAGTCATAAAGTATTTTTGAGTAAGATCATTAATCTTACTGTCAATTTCAGAATCTTTTAAATCTTTTAAATCGCCAACTAATGGATGCATTAGAATTGACCTTCGTATCTTAAATAAACATTACTGCCGTTATTAACAGTCCATGCTAGTATTTTTGTAGTTTGAAGACTTGTGCCACTGGTTAATGTAGCAGTACCTGCCGCATTGTCAGTACCAGTATGATTACCGTTGCTTGATATAACAACAGTTGGTGCTGTCGATGTATAACCTTTACCAGGAGTAGTAACATTAATAGCACCAATACCGCAACTAACTGCTAAACGTGCTCCGCTTCCACCACCACTAACTGTAATAATATTACGCAATGATGTAGTTAACGAAATAGGACTTGTAAGTGTTCCTTGTGGGAAACTGGTTAATGTTGCGATTGGGCCAACAGTAGTTCCACTTGCAGGATTATATGTGAATATAGCAGTTCCTGCTCCGGTGGTCACTACAGGAGTTGAACCATTGCTGGCTACTAGTGTAATAGATCCTGGAAATCCAGGAGTAACAGTTCCAATGTATGTACCAGCTGGAATCAATCCAGCAGTAGTTGTAGTTATAGACATTCCAGATGCAATATTAGTAAAATCATAAACAGTCATAGAAGATGAAGAATTACTAACAGTTCCTACAAATGTATTTGCGATTGATGCCACAGCAAAAGTAGTATTAGAAACTCCTGCAATTTGTACAAGATCGCCAAGTGCATATCCTTTACCGCCAATGCCACCTTGAATAATTCCTGCACCAGCACTGCTAGTCATATTACCAGTAGCTGTACAATTATAAGTTACTGTGGTAGCACTACCACCAGTAACAGTCCAAACTCCGTTGTAACCAGCAGGAACTAATCCTGAAACAACAATAGTTTGACCAATAGTGTATGGCGTAATACCACTTGCCTGTGTGTTTTGAGCAAAAGTTAATGTAACAGTAGAACCTGTTCCACTAGTTGCAGTTACAGCAACTGATGTTGCAAATGTTGTATTGTTAGTTAATGGAGTAAGGGATGAAGTTCCAGCATTGACAATAGTATAAGTTGCACTTGCTACTGGTGTAATAGCATTAGTAATTGGACTACCACCGGTAAAAGAAATAGTAGCAGGGCTAGTATAACCCGATCCTGCATTAGATACCACAATAGAAGAAACACCTTCACCACCTACTACAAATCCAGAAGTGCCTGTACTTGGACTGATTGGAAAATTATTATCGTAAGAAATAGTTCCTGCTGTTGTTGCAAATGTAGGAGAACATACAGCAGTTCCAGTGCTTTGTATTAAAATAATAGCACTTGAATATAATCCTGTTGTACCTGGATAAGTTGGAAATCCTGTTGTACCGCCAGTTAAACTAAATGTAAATGTAGTATTACCTGATAGAATAAATTTTTGTACAGCACCTTGACTTAGATCAATATTTACAGCACCGCTAACATTAGTGGCACTATAATAAGTTCCAGAAAACAATTGATATAAACCATTGCTAATAGTAGCACCCAGCAAATTATTAACTGCGGGTGTACTAACTCCTGTTCCTAGTTGTGTAGAAACTAACGCTTTAGATTGTAAATCTGTTATTTCGTTATAAGCAGTTGTAAAATTACCAGCAATCGCGGCAAAATTAGTACGAAATCCTTGGCTAGGATTATCTTGTCCTTCTATGGGAAAAGTTGTCGAAATGGTGTTTGGGTTAATTGCACTGGTCATACGGTTATCCTATCGTTTCTGAATACAAGGTATTTATCGCTTGCGTAACCGGTGACAGCAGAGATGATGAATCTGTCTACGGTATAATCTATTGTGTTAAAATTGAACCCACTGTGTTCAATATTTAAAAGTATGTCGTTACTAGTTCCAGGCTTACAGAAGCAAAGTGGTACACATAACACATATCCTAGTTGAGCTTTTTGCCCTAACGGAATACTACGCATCCATAGCGGCAAATAATTACGTTCAGTTAGGCCCACTCCGCTCAATCTAGTTTGCCAATTAGTGATACTGTTTGGGTAATATTCGTCAGTATTTGGATTACTTACCAAATATCCTTTACTATCTACAGTTATATTGTATAAAGGTTTAGCATTTATTATGCTTTCGTCTACAGTTATAACATTAGGTTCTAAACTGGTAGTCTTGAAATTTAGAGGTAAGTGATTTCCATTTGATTCTCTTGGATCAATCATCTGCACATAAACTACTTCATATACAGTTTCATTAGTAATAGGATCAGTAGCAATGGCAGTTTTTAAACTACCAAATTTAAATTGTTTACGTTTGAATCCTAGTCCTATGGCACCTACATACGCACCGGCTACCTCTGTTTGAATACCTGCATAAACTAACATGTTTAAGTTGCTTTGTATTCCAAAATTAGGATCATTGATTCGATAGATATCACTAGGTATAAAAATTGTAGGATTATTAATAAATGCCTTCCATACACTTCGTTGTGCGGGTGCCAAGAAAGGTTGGCAAGTAATATTACTGTAAGGAACACTATTAGGAGCACTCAATGTTATAGTAAATGTTTGAGGTAATGCACTATATTCATACTGATCGCTAACGGTCACTGTAAAATTATATGTTAAATCGCTTGTTGTTTCTTTGAAATCAAATGTAGTCAATCCGCCGTCGAACGTAGTTAAACCTAATTGGCCTGTAGTAGAATTATAATATTGATTAGGAATTCCTACAATTTCACCATCTAGTGTCAAAGTTAGTCCTGGAGGTAAACTTCCGCCAGTCAGTGTGTATAATAATGTATCGTTAGGAATATTGGTTGTTGCACTTACACGCAATGTAGATACATAGTTTGCAGGTATAGTTCCTAAATTACTTGGACTAGTCCAGGTTATTTGACGATTAATACTACCTAAAATTGTAATATTAAAAGTTTTGTGGTTAATAACTTGATCAACTATATTGGCACTAAATCTAGTAGCTGTTATAGTAAAAGCATAAGTTTCGGTGATAGCAGGTTGATATGGAACGCGACCGTATATCTCTCCTGTTTCAACATCAAATTGTGTACCCTTAGGTAATTGACTTAGTGATCCAATATAAAATGCTGTAAAATTTGGTATGGCTATAGCCAATGGAGTTGTTATTGTTAAACGATAATAACCTGCAATGCCGACATTAATACTGGCAGTGGTAGAAACAGTTGCATTATTATTCATTGTAACTGTAATAGTATTTGGACTAACATTACTGTTTACAGCAATTTGAACAATGGTACTATTAACAGGAATACCGCCGCCGTCAATAGTTGCACCAATAGTCAATTCATTAATAAACGCATAGTTGATGCCAGTTATTATTTTGCTACCATTAGTCAATGTTCCAGTAATAGGAGCAGTTACTTGATTGACGGCAGAAATTTGATAAGTTTGACTAGTAGCACCATTGAGATAGTTGTCTAATGTAAAATATTGTCCAATTACAGGAACACTTGATAAATTTGTCACAGTGACAAAATAACTATTTAAGGCGTTATCACTGATTAGAATTTGTTTACTTACTGCGTATACTTCGCAATTAGTTGTTTCTAATCGAAATATAATATCAGTGTTATCATATAATAATACAGGAACTGTGAGATAATTATTAGCTCTAAAAATACCTAAACTAGTATTACTTAACCAAACAGGTGTTCTTAAAAAAGTCGAGTCTGCGGTGAATCCGTCTGAAAACCTATTAGTACTTGTACTGTCTGCACGAAATTGATCATCGCCCACGACAAAAATATTAAAAATTCTTTGAGCATAGTTGATACCATCGGTAGCTGTGACTCTAAATTGATAATTGGCATTTAAACTTTTAGGTAATACGCTTGGTAAATTATAATCAAAAAATACATCGTCAAATTGATAACTGTCAAAACCGTCAGTGGGTATTAATGCAAAATCATAAGCACCGATATCAAAATCTGCTTGATCAAACTCGCCAGTACCAGCGGCAGGTGTTAATATTTCTTGAGGTTTAATATATCCACTTATTACACCATCGTTGCTAAGAGTAAGCCCCGGTGGAAGTGATCCATCTCCTGTTGCTATAAAATATTTTAAACTACCACCAATTGATGTATTAAGATCAAATGCTTCTATCTGATAATTTACATACGTGCCGTCTAATGCATATAATTGTTGTCTAGGACCTACTGGTAATTCTCCAGCAGGTGTTACAAATTCAGGAGGATTAGCACCGTTAACTATCATGTTAAAAGTTCTATCTGCAATACCGTTACTGCTACTAGCTCTTATACAAAAAGTATATGTTGTTGCAGAATTAACAATGTAAGGATTTCCTACTAATGAACTACCGATAATAGAAACACCGCCTGGTAAACTTCCCGAAATTATGGTAAATGTTATACCTGTGGTTGAGCTAACGGGCAATGCTACATTTAAAGAAACTTGTTCTTGAAATGGTTGACCACTATTTGTAAAAGTATATCCTGAAGGTTTAGTCCAGATGTTTAACATCAATTACTCCAGTTATTGTATTCTGTACCATGAGGTATTGCTTGCTCTATAAATGTAGATAATTGATGTAGATTGGTTAACAGTACCAGCCGCCGATCCAATTAATGTAGGTCCTGCGGTAACTGCTAGTGTTACACTATAAGTTCCTTGCACTGCTATACGCAAACGTTGTCCATCGATTAAACCTGAACTTGGGAAAGTTACAGTTGCAGTTAATCCAGATGCACCAATTATTAAAATATTATCAGTAACTGTGGTGCTCAATGCGTAAGTTGTACTAGAATTAACTGTGATGTAATTTGCTGGAGTAATTTCTAAACCAGTTTGTGTAATATTAGTAAATGTTGGACTTGCAACAGTATTCCAAGTTACAGAACCGTTAGCACTTTGCGTAACACTTATATTTGTTCCGCTATTATAAACTGGTTGTATTGCCCACCAATTAGTAGTACTTTTTGCGGCAAGGCCTAGTGTAGCGTATGCAGGTAATGATGTAGGTATGTTAACTGAACTATTTTCAATACTTGCTCCACTTCCTGGATAAACATTGATAGCACTAGCTGTGTTATTTGTAATTGAAATTTCTCTACCAACTATGGCAGTAGGTAAAACTACTCCGCCTGTCCCACTTGATATATAAGTGTTATCTGCCGTAATTGCTGTAGCAGTACCTTGATTAGATCCAGCCGCCACTATAGTAGCTGAACTGAACAATATAGCACCAGATGGAGTCGTGTTACCATATTGGTCTATGGCCAATAGAGCTACCCTGGTATTGTTAGCATTATTATAGAATGTTATGCCAGCGCCGCTGCCAACACTTATACGGCCCAGGCTTGAACCTGAAACATAATCAACAATGATACCACCAGTATATGAACTAGTAAAAGTTCCAGTTGATACAAATCCAGCTGACGCCGATATAGCAGTACCTGTTTCAGTATTGACACTTGTTGTAGTTCCGTTAACAGTTAAGTTTCCTGTAACGGTCAAATTATTATTAACTGTAGTAGTGCCTGTACTTGCACCAATATTAATAGTAGTTGCTGTAGTAACAAAATTAAAAGTACTATTAGCCGCAGTAATACTAGTAGCAGTAGCACCATCGATATTTGGAGTCGTAAAACTTGGACTAGTTGCAAATACAATATTACCTGTACCAGTCGAACCTGTAACGCTTGTACCTCCTATAACTGGAGTACCTGTTAAACTTGCACTATATAATGTTGGGCTTGAAGAAAATACAAAATTACCTGTGCCTGTTGCACCTGTTGAAGTTACTCCTTCGATAGTTGCATGTCCAGCAATAGTTGGAGAAGTAATTGTAGGACTAGATGCAAATACAAGACTACCACCTGACCCAGTTGGATCTGCCATTACATTAAATAATCCAGTACTGGTCGTAGTAGCAAACTGCCCTAAGTTACTAGCAGTTGATGCCAATGTACCACTAGTGGGTAAAGTTAGTTGTGTATTAGCTGTGACAGTTAAAGTTAAATTATGACTACCAGCTAGGCTAAGATTTCCAGTTAATGTTACTTGATGATCCTTGGCATCTTGAATAGGATCTCCTGCTGTATAGTTTCCAAAATTAATTTTATTGTTTATTGAAGTGAAATTAGCACCAAAGTCCCATTTGTAACCACCGCTACCACCACTTGTACGTTGTGTTACTGGGTTAGTTTCGTATCCAGTAGGAGCACTAAAAGAACCCATGTCAACGGTTAAGTTGTTTGTGTCCATTAGTAATTCAAGTAATACACTATCTACACGAGGATCATAACCGTAGATTGTAGTTTGAGCATCACCGTTAGAGATATTATAACTATTTAAATTAATATTACCACCTGCAATAGGTGAAGTATCATTTACTAATTTAGTAGTTGATTCTAAATTAACTGTAGTAGCAGTACTAGTAATTCCAACACTACCACCGGTACTGGTTAAACTTTTAAATTCTAAATTTAGTAAGTTTTTGTCAGCCCAGATGCCAACACCTGTACCAAGATTAGCCGCACCAGCAACACCTGAATCTGTTTGTAATAGTGTAAAATTTGCATTAACTTTGTTAAACGCGGTTAATAAATCGTCACCTGTACCGTCATTTGCATAGGTTCCAGTGTTGATTAGTTGTAATGTTGTCATATTTGCCGCTCTCTTTTATATATTTACCGTATTAGACTACTGTATATTATCTGCTTTCAATCCACTGCATACTGGCTTGACCGTATTGTGTACCTGTTGATAATTGTGCGATAGCGATAGTATAAGTATCGCTAACAGTTCCTAGACTTTGACGACCTAGTTGGAAAGCAATATTACTGATATCTTCAGCCGTGCCTGGCGCGATTGCCTGTTTGATAATTGTTCCGCCACTTATAGCCGTAGAAGCACTGTCCGTTTGTGCAAAGCTACCTGTGTTTACACTATTGTTCCAAGAAGGACCTGTTAGCGTACCATTTTTAATAATTCTGTATGCACACACTACGACTGCACCTGCGGCAGTAGTAGCACCTGTGGTTAGATAGGTAGGTCTCAAAACACCGTTGAGTGCTGTACTTTGCAGTCTAACACTGATAATAGGTAGGTATGTACCAAGCGATAATGTAATAGGCGTAGATGTAGCGAAACTGTTGCTGGCACCTAGGTTAGGGCTAAATGGTCCGTCACAAGTAACGCTGTTTGATCCTTGACGCATTGTGCTTGAACTTGCGGTTGTACCTGTATTGAATAGTTCTAATCTAATAGGAAGGAAAGGAGTGCTACACCAAACAGTAGTTTGTATGTTGGCAGTATAATAAGTATGACAGTTTATGATAGAACCGTTGACAATAAACCCTAGTGTAACAGCACCGACACCATACCATTCGTAATCGAAACTGATCAGTTGTTGTTTAGTTAAGTCAAGAGTGATACCACTGGCACCTGTGCCATCTAACTTGTCGCCGTTCCAGCTGGATCTGGCTATCCTTGTTTCTTGCATTGAGCCGCTGGTGCTGGTTCTAATTACAAAATTGAATGTGCTGGCGCCTACTAGTTCAAAGAAAAATCCGTTATTTTCATCGAACAAGCCAACACGCTGAGTCAAGTTGGCAATTGGGGTTGAAAACTTGATCTGCTGATTAAGCTGTGCAGGGCGACCCGGAATGTAAGGGATAACCCTTTGTGTTTGTCTAATAATACTAGCACCACTGGCTGTAGTTGTGGCCATATCCACTCCACTGTTGGCGCTGTTCCATGTAGCACTGCCGCCAGTAACTGTAGCTTCGTCCCAGTTGTCTGTTTCTTTACTAAACTGAAATGTATTGAACCAAATAGATTGATAATCGGTAATACGTAGTCTGTTGTGACTGTTAATTTGTGCATTGGCTAATGCATTGTTTATTATGTATGTCATTTAGATTAATCTCCATCCTGATCTGTATATTAGAGTCAAAGCTCCGTTATTAGCTGCCAGTATTATGTTTGTGTTGTTGTCTATAGTGCCTACGATTGTAATTGGATTAGTTGAAGATCGTCCGCTTTCGTCTTTAATCACCAATTGAAATCCATTGCTCACGCTGGGTAAAGTAATAGTTACTGGCCCAGCATAATTAACTCCAATGTAATAATCAGAACTAGTTGCGGTATAAGAACTAGTAGTAACTATTTGAGTTGAATGTATGTTAGAATAGAGATCGGTAAAGTTTGCATTTATTTTTGTAAATGCTGTTCGTAGAGGATCTCCAGTACCATCGTTGGCTGTATTTCCTAAATTGATTATTTGTTGTGTCATTAATTTCTCCCTACAGCAACTTCGAT